TCACGCTCCAATCGTTACCGTCGTGCCGCCTGCCGCATTGCTCTCCTCATTATAGGGAATCGCCGCCACAGTCACCTTGGACAGGTAATCATACCCGGCGTCAGGGCTGATAATCTGCTGAGAGGTAGACGGGGTGACCGTTTTCTCCTGGGCAGCAATTGCCTCGCCGCCATAGGAGCCGGACACACCCAGAATGGTCACGCCGCTTTTAATGTTCCCGGGGATGATTTTCGCCTGCTCCGTGGCGGAGATCGCCACCTTGCCGCTGCCGTTATGGAAGCCAGCCGGGACGGTGTATTCGCCCTCCTTCGTCGCAATTGTACCGGTAACGGCGCCTTTGTCTGCCATCGCGCCGGTGACCTTTTCGCCGCCCGCGTATGCCGTTTTCCCTGCCAGCAAATCGGATGCGGCGGCGGTTGCGTCCCCGGTTGCCGCGTCATAGTCGCAGGTGCCGGTGATGGTTTCGCCGGACTTGTCGTGGGCCGTCTTGCCTGCTAGCAGATGCTCCGGGTCTACCGTATCAGCGGTCAGATCAATCAGGACCTGCGCGCCATAAACCACCTTGTTATATGCCATTTTTTAAATACCTCCTATTGTGAATGTCGTGCCGCCCGCCTCATTGGTGGTCTCCTGCGTCGGTATCGTTCGAATCAGCACGTCATCCAACATATGCTTATCCGCTGTTTCCAGGCGCTGGGAGGTAATCATAGGCGTCACGTCATAGCTGCCGGTATAATCCGCATATTCCCGCAGAGATGCTGTGCCATTAAACGACACCTGAAATGTGTTGAGCGTGTTGTGGAACACCGTCGAAAAACAACCCTCCATCAGATCACACCGTCCTTTAAGATCGCGCCTACCGGCACTTCGATCACGTCAGAGGCCAGCGCATCCCCTGCCGCCGTGCGCAATCGGATTTGAATGCGCACGGTCGCTTTCGCCCGAAATAGCAGCGTGTCCTCCTGTGTCAGCTGAACGGTAATCACGCCGCTGTCAACCGCCACCTCGTCCATCGTCTTTTCCAGTCGCACCGTTCCGCTCTGCGCATAGGTGATATACAGCGCGGCTAACTCGACCTCCTTCAGATCATCCGGCAGGGTAAAGCTGTGTACCGGCGTTGTGCCCCGCTGCAAAATACTGTTTTCCATTACTCTCCGCCTCCTGGTGTAGTAATCGTCCAGCTGTTAGGCGTTAACCTCCGGCAGCCCCGCCACGCTGGTCAGCAGGGACAGGATGCCCGCCAGTACAGACGCGCTGGCCACGGCCAGCCAGTTCACCTCAGACAGTACCGCAGTGGTGCCGATCGTGGCCACGGCGGTCTGTGCCACCGTCTTAATCGCGCGGACGCCCGCTGCTTTCCACCAGTTTTTATTCATGCCAATTACCTCCACTGATCGTTTTCGCGGCCTGACGGGTCAGGAAATCCTTTTGCTTGTGCTTGACCTCCCGCGCATACTCCAGGGCCGCCTCTGTTTCTCCATTGGTATGGCCGTTTTTCAACGCCATCGCCGTTGCCTCACCCAGCGCGATGGCCGCGCCGGTGGCCTGCACAAGCAGGACTTCATTCTCTTCCCGGACCTTTTCTCGGTCGGCCTGTGCCTGAAAGCCGCGCTCCATCTTCTTTTCCATCCGCCATACAATCAGGCCGACAGCAGCAGATGGGATGCAGACCGCCACAGCCTCCGCCAGCTGCGGAATGTACTCGATCATGTCAGATCACCTCTAAAACTCTTTCTTTTGTATCGTAGCAGATTTGCCGGGTCATTGACCGGACTATGCCACGGGGTACGTAATGGAGAACCAGAAGGTTCCCGCCGCGCCGTACATAATCCGCAGGCCACCACCGGCGCCCACGCCAACTCGCATAAGCCGGGTGTAGCTGCTGGTCCAGTACCCCGCCGTATCGTAGATACCAACACCAGTCTGAGGCGCTGGCACCTTGGTGCTGTCCAGGATGTCCATCATGGCGGATACGGTATCAGCGAGCTTGACATATCCATATACCTGGCACCAGCCCAGCTTTTTCACCACGGTGACGGAGCCCTCTTCTACTACGCTGCTGTCAAACAACGTATAGGTGTTGTGGGTGCAGTCCGCCACGACCGGAACGCCGGACAAAACAAGTTCATCGGTGTTCACCACCATCTGACTGCCAGAACAATAGATCACGCCAGGGCGCACTTGCAAGTATGCCTTCCCGCCCATGCCGGTGCCGCCGGATGCATTGTACAGCTCAATGTTATATGACCCATCTTCATTCCGGGAGGAAGCAATCCTGACAGAACCGGCGTCAGTAGCAGATGCCTCAATATCAATGGTCTCCCCCCGCAGCTTTAAGCCGCTGATGGTACCGCTGGCGGTAATGTCCTGGGCAAAGAGATCCTCCACGTCGATAGACCGCGCCGCAACAGAACCCGCAGCAAGGTTGGCGCCGTTGACCCGGACCTCTCCGTTTTCCTCGCACAACAGCACCTGTACGGCGGCATCGTCCAGAACCACGCTGACGCTGACCCTGGCCAGCAGCGTGCCCATTTCAGCATCCGTATACAGGGACGCCCGGATGCCGGTCAGCTGCTTCCCGTTACTGAGAATCTCCGGCGCACAGGTCTGGCTGGAAGCTGCCGCGCCGGACACCGCCGACCAGGTCCCCCCGCCGTCATAACTGCACTCCGCATAGAGATAACCGGTATACGCCTCTTGAGCGGCCTCTCCGGTCTTCGCGTAGGCACTGAAGGTAACAGAGGCTGGACTGAGTACCGTGTTGGACACATTGCGTGTCATGGTGGTGACGCTTGGAACGACGCTGTAGGAGGTGGCGGGCGCACCGTCTGAAACCGTCACAAAGGTTGTTGCCGGGCTTTTATAGATCATAAGCTATGCCCTCCCGTTACGCCGCGCCGAACGCGATCCAGTTGTAGGTGCCGTTCAGTGCCTTGGTTCCGGTTCCGCCCCAGTTGAAGGTACCGCCGTTTGTGGTGTCCGCTGTGCTGGTGCTGGCAGAAAAGCTCTTAAAGTAGGATGAATACGAGTCGCAGGTGGTCATATGGGACGTGCCCTCGCTGGCCACATAGACCGCCTGGACCAGCCCGGTTGCGCTGATGGAGTCCTTGTAGAGCACGAGGTAGGCGAGGGACGAAAGCCCCGTCTCGATTGTGCCGGATGTAGTCGTACCGGTGGCCACAGTCAAGCCACCGCCGCCGGAGGGGCAGGTGTGGGTACCGATCAGCTTTACGCCGTTGACATAGGCCGTTTTTCCGCTGACGATGTCTGCCGCCGCAGCGGTTGCGTCTGACGTGTCAAGGCCGCTGGCGCACTGGTGGGTACCGGTCACCTTGAGACCAGCGGTAGAGGTGAATGTCTTCCCCGCTGCTACGTCTGCCGCCGTGGCATTGCCAAAATCGGCTACAGCCGCCTCCACAAAAATTTCAGTATTTGATGGGTCAACGATAGATTTTGTACTTGGAGCCGTCAACGACGGGGATTTTATCCGAATTTTTTTATAGGCGCTTCCCACCGTGGGCGTTGTTGTGATCAGAGAAACAACAGCGTCGCCGCTGGAGCTGCCGCTGGGCGCATACGCAACCCTGGAAGCGCTGGGCAGTGTGCCGGTAACCTTTGCCCCATTCACATAGGCTGTCTTGCCGTTGGCGATATCGGTCGCAGCAGCGGTTGCATCAGACGTGTCCAGACCGCCGCTGCCGGAGCCCTCGTAGCTTCCGTCCACGCCGAAAATGTTGACGCCGGACTTGATGTTTTCCGCCTTTAGGTCGGGGTCTCCCTTGATAGTCTGGGGGCCCGCCAGGTACTGGTTGGCCCCGATTATCTGATCTGCCGTTCCCGGCGTATAGGCAGCCGCCTGTTTCCTTGCGATGCTGCTACCCACATATGAGGGTAGGGCTGCCTGAATCTCGCTGATGGCATCTGCATTCGCCCCCGCACCGGATTCCGGGTTGTTCAGTGATGCGGCGTCCAGCAGATCGCCGTTCTGCCATATTTTTTTCGTGTAGCTGATGGACATATCACCCCTCCATTTCCGCCTGCACGGCGTTGATTGCCGTTGCTGTGTCCGCGTTACTCTGCTCGATGGCATTCAGCCGGGCCGCCAATACCTCGTCCGCCGTGTCGGTGCCAACTACCGGCGTGCTGACCCCGTCGTCGCAGACGAAGTGTACCAGCATACTGCTTCCAATGTCGGCAGCCAGCAGGGTCATACTTTTCCCGTTTCCGATGATCTGAGCGCCGCCGCCGGTGTCCCCGTACCAGGTATAGTCCCACGCCCCGTCAGGGTCCAGCTCCGCACCGCCCTGGTAGATGTGTGCGGTCAGCACCGTGCTTGCGACGTCCGGTCGGAGCGCGGTTCCGGCAGAGCTCTCGATGGCGTAGGAGACGGCGTCCTTACCGTCTGCGCCTGGTTCACCTGGGGTCCCCGGTTCGCCAGCCTCCCCCTTCTCCCCCTGCACCTTCACCCAGGTAAAAATACCGGGGTCAGAGAGGTCCACGGTCTCCGTGGTTTGATTTGCGGCGGTGCCCATATACGCCTTTCCGGTTGGGTCCAGGCTGATACCGTTTCCAGCGGCGTCATCGGCGTAGGCGATCCAGGTGTACCGCGACTGTGCGCCGGAAGCCTTGACCTGGGCGGCCAGTTCCTCCACTTTCTGCGCAATGCCGCTGTCCTGAATCAGGTATTCCCCCAATGTTGCGGTACGGGTGTCCTCCGCAATAGAGGTCTCCAGCTTCAGAATGCGAGCTGACAGATATAGCCCGCCTGCATCGTCCACGATATTCACCCGGTCGCCTATGCGTACACCGGAGGGGAGCCGGGCCAGCTCGATCTCATAATTGACCTCCGCTTCCCCGTACTTCTTCAGCTCCGCCACTGCCTGGGTACACAGCTCCTCCTGACTGGCAGCGTCACAGGTAAACAGTCTTACAACATGGCGGCGCTGCCCGTCCGGCCCGGTCTCCCCCCACTTCTCCAGTGCGGCTCTGGAGTTCAGGTAACGGCCCGAGACATAGCAATCGCCGTCATCGTAGCTGTACCCCTCCAGGGTGGCCGGGATGTCTGAACCAGACGGCGTTCCGCCTACTGCCAACAGACTGGTGGCCAGATTCTCAATGGTCCGCTTGGACACGATGCGGGACACGTCCTCATTCAGCCGGAGCTGAGCGCCGATATCCTTCCCCCGCTTCCGGTGGATATTTGCGTACCGGCCTGTGATATCCAGTCCCTCAATGTCGAAGCTGAAGGACAACTCACACCCGAATTGCTCCGCCACGTCCTGGAGCCGTTCCGTTACTGTCGCCTCGTCGTCCCAGGCCAGGCGCTTCATCTCGCTTCCTGCTTCATTCACGCCCACGGCGAAGCCGGTTCCGTCCAGCCACTTCTCAAAGTAGTGCGTAATGGGCTGTTCCGATTCCGCCGCGTAGGCCAGGGCCACTGCATTGAGCAGCCCCAGCCCCGCATCTTCCGCATAAAGGTACACGGTCCCAGCCTCGGTATCTGCTTCCGTCTCGATAATGGTGTACAACTCATTTCCGAACCCAGCGTTGCGGAATAAGTAGTTGCCCACCGCGGCGCAGCGCTCCACTTCGTGCCGTGTATCCGGGGTGTAGGGCAGCTTGCAGCTGAAGGCGGCAACGCCGGTCTCTACCTCCTCGGATTTCAGGTCCTCCGTAACCGTCAGCCCCCGAGGCAGGCCGGTAGAGGCGGAGCCCAGTACATTCATGTCTCGGTCAGAAAAATATACGATCACAAAAACACCTCCCGGTACCGGACGCTGAAGGTGGGAGCCTGGGACGCGGGCACCCAGTCGGAATAAGCTGTCACGATCTGATTTTGACCGGGCAGCAGGCCGAATTCCTCCCAGTCGTTCCCCAGGGCTCCCAGGTCTGGAGCTGACAGGCCGTTCAGAAGGATTTCCCCGCTGCCACAATCCGCTGACAGCTCGTCTCCCACGCTGAACTTATTCGGCACGTTCTTCCACGCGGTACAGCCGTGCTTCACAAACTTAACAGAATACAGGCCGCAGTGGGTCAGCGCCGCCTTGCTGCCGTAGCTCAGGAACATAAACTGAACCTTTACCACCGCCGTGTCCGCGATCTCGTCACTTGAGTAAGTGCGCACAACGCCGCCGGCGTTGAACTCGATCTGCCCCGCTGTCTTTGTCACTTTCACTGTTTTGACCGTCTTTGTGCCCTTGGATGTGTTGTTGCTGCCGAAATATTGATTGTAGTAGAACAGATCAATAGCCACATCCTCCAACCTTTTTCCGTTCGCACGAAAGCGAATAACCGCATCCGTCCCCGGCTTACTCTTCAGCACAGAAACACCGGCCACAATCCCGCCGCTTGCGTCCAGCAGCAGCATTTGCAGTCCGCCCAGCTGATTGACATCGGCGGATGCCTTGCCGATGGATACCTTGTTCACGTAAGTCAGGGTAAAGTTTTTCGCGCCGGACTCCCCCGCCGCGTCTGCCGGGAGCGTGCGCGTAATGGACGGGCCGTGCCACTTTTCCCCGCTCCCGTAATCAGAAGCGTGCAGATAGTAGGTTGACTCTGTCTCGTTGTGCTGTACCTGCGCGACGTCGCCGGTCTGTGTTACCGTTGTGGAGGACGCGGTACCCGTATTCCTGGGCCACTCGCTTTTTGCCGCGGTATCCCACGCGCCAGACGCCTTAAAGGATTGGTTCACCAGCGTCTGAGACTGCGGGAAATCCTCCCCGTCCGCCTCCTCCGGGTCGCCCAGTTGGATGATTTTCCCCCGGTCATTTACAAACGCCACATACCCGCACCCATCTGAGCTGCCACCGGCGGCGGCGTTGTCAAAGCTCGCACAGAGTACGGGAAACCCCGGCATCGTGCCGTTGTACGCAATGGTAACTGTTCCGCCCCTGGCCGGGGCCGCCTCGTACTCCTCCACGGAGTACTTGAACGGGTCCGCGCAGGTGAACTCGATTTCTCCCGTTACGGCGTTTCTGCCCGGGTCGATGTCCCCCACCCCGGAGGGGGTTCCGATGAAGAATTTGTCCGGTTCATCCGCAAAAATGAGCCGCGCCTCCTCCACGTCAAGCAGGCGGCACAGCTGGTTAAATGCGGAGCGAAACGCCGCATTCGTGGCGGCGATCAGCTGGTACCCCACTGTGATCACCCGTTCCGGGTAGCGCCGCCGCTGAAAGAGGGCGCCATTTCTGGCCCCCACCTCCTTGAGCGTGATCTCCTGGGCCAGCAGTTCCCGCCCAGACACATACAGCGTCCGGTATCCAGGAACTACATCCTCCAGCCATACTCCATCGATGGACAGCGCTTCGGCGGGGCGCTCCGCACCCCGGGGCTGTTCTATTGTGTCTGTGAATGTGTACATACCGCGTCACCTCCTGGGTTGCCTCTCTGCGCAGCAGAAAAAAAGAACGCCGTGGCGGAATCTTTCCGTCGTCGCGTTCGTTTTTCTTGACTTTTTTCTTATTTTCTATTGACACGCACGTGTACATGTGCTATAATTAAATCATGGAAAGGGGGTGAGCAAAATGTACCGACCAAAAAGAAAGAAGCCTAAAGCGGCAAAGACTGATTGGCGTCAACTCTTTACACAAGCCGCAATAGACTTCCTAATTGGTTTGTTGCTTCTATTAGTTGAAAAACTAATCGGATAACAACTCGGGGGCGGGGTTCCCGCCTCGCCCCCATTTTACCATCGAAGTCAGACAGTAGTCAATAGGAGGTACGCAAATGATTCACCATGTTCTTCGTTTTTTGGGCGTGTTCTTCATCTGCATTGCTATCGCAAAGATGGGCTATGCACTCTATCTTTACAGAAAGGGCAAAGACAATGAGTGAACCCAAATATAAGCGTCAGGCGGAATACAACCGCCGCACCTACGTCCGCTTCCCGCTGGACCTGAAGCCGGACATCCTGGCCGCATTCCGTGCCGCCTGCGCCGCAAACAACACTACAGCAACCACAGAGATCAAGAAGTTCATCGCCTCTTATATCGAAGCCAACAAGCCCTCGGAGTAATCCGGGGGCTTGCCCTATTCAGCTTCTAGCGTCCTGCCCTGCCGCGCTTGCGGTTGTCTCTGGTTTGTAGTTTGTTCAGCTCTTTCTGGGTGTAGGGCGCAGTCACCCGTGCCACTTCGCGTCCGTCCAGCTCTACCGGTACGATGACCGTGTATTCGCCGGAGCCGTAGTAATCACAGTCCGCTGGAAGTTTACCGCCCCCGGCCAGTACCGGAACAGGCGCCGCCGCCGGGATGCTGATGACCTCCGCCGCAACACGCTGAATCATGCGGCCAGTGGACTCCATGCCATCCGCAAAGCCCTGCCCTACGTATCGGCCCAGCTGGGCAAATACCCTGGACGGGGAGTGGATTTTCAAATACTTTCTGAATACGCTGACAACCGAAAGCGCCAGCCGCTTGCTGGACCCCTTTAGTTTTTTTGTCACGGAGTTCATGCCCTTGACAAATCCAGCCATGGCGTCCTTTCCGACGGCAGTAAGCCTTGCGTTCAGGCTTTTCAGCTCCCGCGTGACGGAGCTGTTAAACTCCTTCCGGATGGCGCTCAGCTGGCTTTTACAGAAGGCAGAAGACGTCTTTTCGGCAGCGCCGACGTATTTCGTATAAGAGTTGCCGTAGGCTTTGAGCTCCTCTGCGCTCATCTTCAACAGACGATTCGTATAGGCCAACCCGTTGGCGGTCTCCATGTCCGCGATCTCGTTCAGAAGCCCCTGGGGCAGTTTGCTTTTCAGCTTGTTCAGGTTTTTGCCCAGGGCGTTGATCTGTTTGGTGCCGGCGTCAAAGTCCTTCAGCGACAGATAGCCGTAGGAATCCACTGTGTAGATGTCGCCCATGTCGGCCAGCTTTTCATAGAACGAATCCCGCCGCTGAATAGCCGCGTCGTACTTCTCCTGGGCGGCAGTGCTGACACGGGTAATGGCCTTCTGCGCCGTTGAAATGGCTTTGCTGGCGCCGCTCTTCATGGCCTTACTGAGCGCCGTATACAGCTTTCCCGTCAGCGCCTTTCCCGTCCGCTTTTGAATCAGCTTTTTGGCGGCTTTCAGCGCCTTGTTCAGGCTTTTCGTCAAGCTGGTTTTATAGCCTTTGCTCAGCTTTTCGCCGAGGCTTTTGTAGTTGCCCCCGCTGGAAGACGCCTTTGCGCGCAGCTGCTTCAGCGCCGATGCGGCCAGCTTTTTTGCGGCAGCCGTTACGGCGTTTACCTTGCTCAGCATACCGTTTGCCAGGCCAGCCCCGATGAATGCGCCGGACTTGTGTGCCACCTTGGACGGGGACGCAATTTTTGCCTTCGCCCGGATGGCTGCATCCGCAGCCGCTGCCAGCTGGGCCGCCACGGACCGCACCTGGCTCAGCGTGGACGCCATGCCGTTTGCCAGGCCTTTGCCGATATAGCCGCCTGCCGCAGTGGCGCGCGGTACCGCCTGCTGAAACGCTTTGACGATTGCGCTGGCCGCCCGCTGCGCGCTGGCCGCCGCCTTTGTCCCGCCGGATTGGACCGAGCTTGCCACGCTGTTCATGGCGCTCTGTGCCAGCTTGGGCAACGGCGCAAAGCCCCGTTGAATACTCTGGCTGACGCCCTTCCCGATGGCCAAACCGGCCGCCTTCGCTGCCGCCGCAGCGGAGGTCAGGCTCTTGATCAGGGCAGACGCCGCACTTTTGGCTGCCGCCCCGATGGGAAGCAGAGCCGAAGCCGTGCCTTTGGCCGCGTCCTGGATGCCCTTCACGCTCTTAACAGCGCTGTTCCCGGCGCTTGCCACAACACGCAGGCCGGAGGCCGACGCAGTCAAGCCGCCACTCAGCCCACGCGCCGCCGCACCGGAGGCCCGCAGGCCGCCTGCCATCGCAAGGGACGCACCGCCTGCCCGCGATGCCGCAGAGACAAGAACCAGAATGGCAGCCGCTGCCGCTGCCGTCCCCGCAGCAGCTGGGCCGAAATTACCCAGCGCCGCGGCCATGGCGTTCAGATTTGACGCGGCTACCGGCGCCATCTGGCTGATTGTCACCAGCTGCGCAATTGCGCCCTGCCCCTGCAAAATCATTTGCAGGGCCGTGGCTACGCCGCGCATACCTTCCCCGACCTCTCCCACACCGGAACCCGCCAGTGCGATCTCGCCAATTCCGGTCGCAACCGCTGCGAGGGAGGCCGCCGTGTCCACAAGCGGAAGCCCCACGATGGTGGAGACACCATCAGCGAAGAGCTGGAAGCCCTCGCCCGCGTTCCGGGCGCTGTTGCCGATGGACTCAATCACACCGGCCACGGAGTCCAGCACATCCGAGATGCCGGAGCTGATCGAATCTATCACCGTAGCCACTCCATCGCCAAGGGCTGTGAAGCAATCACCAATCGCGCCGAGTGCGGTGTCTATAGATTCCGCGGCGGTTTCCATTACATTGCACAGCGTGGTTCCGATTGCGTCAACAATCTGGCTTACCGCATTTGCAATCGCAATCACCAGCCCGCCAAACGCACCGGCAATCCGTTCCACAGCAGAGGCGACGGCCCCCGCTACCTGGGACGCCGTGTCCCCGATCTGTTTGACAAGCGGCGGCATCGCTTCAATAAACGGTGTTGCCAAACGCATCCCCGCGCCAACACCAACCGCAGCCGCGGCAAGGCCGAGCATCCCCGGGATCGCCGCGTTCAACGCGGGTCCAAAAACTGCAAACATCGCTACAAGGCCAGCAACTACAAGCCCAAAGGCCCCCATCGCAATCGCGCCCTCCGTGCCCGTGCTGGCCAGTGGCGTCATAGCCAGCGCCATGACGGACACCGCTGCCGCAAAAGCTACGATGCCCACAACGCTGGATTGCAGCTTTGTGCCCATATTTGCGAATACTACCGTTAGACCAGCTACCACGGCGCCAAAGGCGATAAGCGGGGCCACCGCAGTGGTACCAAGTGACGCAAGAGGTGTGAGAGCAAGTGCGAGAACGGCAAGCGACAATGCGATCGCGGCCACCGCCCCAGCAACAGACAACATGGTCTTGCTGACCGCCGCCAGCTTCTTTGGGGACGCCTTTGTCAGCGATTTCGCCATGGCGGTCATTCCGACGCTTAACCCGGCAACGGCCCCTACGAGCACCGCCATAATCCCGGTGGCCGCAGGCCCCGCCTTCGCCAGTTCAATGGCGGACTTCGCCAGCAAAGCAAAGCCGGCGCTGATCGCTAGAATGCCAACGCCCATTAGCACAAACGATTTCGCCGATGCCATTAAGTTTTTGGCACTTCTTCTGCTGCTTTTTCCTGCCTTCTTTGTGCCTTTTGACACGCCAAACAGCTTACCAGCCAGCGATTCCAGCGGACCGGATGCCATCGCTCTAAAAACGCCGGAAACGGCCTTTACGCCAGATGCCGCTTTTTGGGCTCCTTTGAGCGCCAGGAATGCACCCAGCAGTTGAGGGAGGTGGTCCGTTACAGCCTTAATCACTTTTGCAATCGTGTCTGCATGCTCTTCCAGAAATCCAGCAAATTTGGTAACCGCTTGAGTGACCGTTCCGAGCGTCTTAGAAAAACCGCTCACATTCTCGTCTGACCCGAACGAGCCGTTCAGCTTACCGAGGGCTTTCCCAATAGCAGAGAACGCTTCTTCAAATGCGTCCTTAACAATACCCACGTCAGTCTTAATGATAGTCCAATACGGCTTAACCGTTGCCACCAAATCCTTGATTTTTCCGGCGATTGCGTCACCATCAATCCCATCCAGCGCGTCTGTGATGCTGCTGATCGCCTGAATGCCCATATCCGATACCGCATTGAACGCCGGAGCAAGCTTGTTGCTCAGTGTCTCCTTAAGGCCGTCCATCGCCTGACCAACCGTCTTGTACTGGGTCGCCAGCTTGGAAAAGTCATCGTTGTTGCCTACTTCTTTAATGGCATTAAAAAAGTCCTCTGTCTTTACCGTCCCAGCCTGTACTTGCTTCACGAGCTCTGCGGTGGACATCCCCATTGCCTTGGCGATGGCTGCAATGCCCGCCGGCGTCTGTTCCAGCATGAGCTTGAAGTCCTGCCACTGAACACTTGGTTTTGCCGCCATCTGAGTGGCCTGCTGGCTCAGAGTTTTCATGGCCTGCTGTGGATTTTCTGCCGCAGCTGCCAGTCCGCCGAACCCGGTCACTAGGTCCTGCGCGCTCTTAATGCCAACCGCGTCCAGCTGCGCAAAGGTGGTGGCCATATCGCTGGCGCTGTAAATAGTTTTCGTGGCATAGTCTTGTAGGACCGACTTCGTCTTTTTGATCTCTTTTGCGCTGTGGCCATTCATGGACATGTTGCCTTGGAATGTCTTCCATGCCGCGCTGGCCTCGTTCATATCAGAGATAAGCCCGCCAATCCCTGACGAAATAGAATCGAACGCCTTCTGCCCGATGCCGGTCAGGATGCCGAAGCCGAGTCCGCTTTTCAGCTTGCTCCCCAACGCGTCCACTGCGGAGCCTGCGCCCTTTATGGCAGACGTGAATCCCCTGTCAGCCGCAGACAGTACCGCCTTTACGCTGTAGGTTTCAGCCATCCTCACCACCTCGTTTCTCTCTCAAGTAGATTTTCGCCCCGGCAAACCGGTCCTGTTTTCTCTTTTCTCCTTGAATCCGCCGCAGCGCCTTCTCCCGGTCATAGAATTTCTCGAACCGAGTGTATACCGGTTTCCCGTTTCTTTTGCGTCCCTGGGCGGCAAAATTCAGAAACGCCTGGGCGTGGCTGCGGTAGTCTTTATCCGCCTCCCGCAGCTGAACCGCCTTCATCATAAGCTGATACTCCGGGAGGGTGAGCCGGTCCACCTCTGAAAAAGAGGTGAACCCCAGATAACGGAAACAATTCGTCGCCGCATCCTGGTACAGCTCATCCACAGTTACCGCTCCGGGTCCTCCGTCCGTTTGGCTTCCACCAGCGCCAGAAACTCCAGGGTCACCTTCTTGCAGCAGTTGGAAGTCTTCAAAAAATCCAGCACGCTTTTAAACAGGGCGTCGATATCGTCGGTGCTCTCGATGTACTGCTCCAGGTCCTTTCGGGCAACGCGGGGGACACAGCCCTTGTTTGCGGCGTCCAGCACGTCCGCCAGCTGCTCCACGTCGCCGTCAATCACACTTGCCACAGCAAACTGGAGCCCGACATTCTTCTTCACGTCCTTTGCGCCCTCAAGAGGCATCACAACCCGCTTGTTAATCTCCTTCAAAAAGCCAAACCCGAAATGAAATTCATATACCTTGTCGTTGATTGTCAGTTCAAGCATATCTTTAACCTCCATAAATTTCGAAGTGATGCCGGGGCGCAATCAGGCCCCGGTCTTGCTGGTGTCCTTAAATACGTAGTCGGCCACGGCCTGCTGCTCAGCGGAAACGGTGACCTCGCCGTCCTTGCCGCCGCCGTTGATACCGAAAGTGAGGGATACCTCCGCGAAGTCCTCAGCGCTGGAGCTGATCTCCAGCTCGGTCAGATAGCCCTGAAAATACTTTCCTTTGTACTTGCCGTCGGTCGCGCCTGCCTCTGCCAGGTTAACCTCCCAGATTTCAATGACCTTATCGTTGTCCAGCGCGCTCTCCAGCTTGCCAATCATCGTATCGCCGACAGAGAGAATCGAAGTCGCAGTGATCTCCACTTCCGCCACGCCAGGGGTGCGGATAGAACCGTCCTTTGTGGCGGTGGAGTCCGCGTCCTTGCTCTTGGTTCTGCCATTCTCTGTCGTAAACGCGATGAGCGCGCCGTCATCGGTTGCGGCGTCCTCCAGAATGCGGTACAGATAGACGATCTTCTTGCCCTGCACCGCCTCCGCGAACAGCTGCAAATCGAACTTGTATTTCATAAATTTTTACCTCCTGGTGAATTGGAACTCCACCTCCAGCAGCCCGTGCAGAAGCGGAGTTTTTGTCGTTGTGTCTGTCAAAATTCTTTGGACTACCCCCCGCGCGGACCACGCGAAGGAGTCCGTATAGCACAGCTCCCGGCAGAGCCGTTTCAGACTACCCAGCATTTCAGAAACCGCTCCGCGCTTTCGCGGACTGTTGTGCCAAACGTGAATAGTTTGGTATACGCTGCCGATTACAGCGTCTTTTGTCTCAGCGTCTGCCTGACGGCTGTCTGCCAGATAGACAAAGGGGTATGGCGTGTCCTCCGGCGGCAGCGCCCCGTCGTATACGTCGTACCCTTGCTCCCGCGCCGCGATCAGCAGCGCTGTAAAAAGTTCCTGCTGGGGGTCCATCCAAGCACCTCATTTCACCAGTTTTTGCATATCCTTTTCAAACTGTTCCTTCTGCTCTTCCCAGGCTGGCTTGACAAACGGCTCCGCTTCCATTTTTCGAGTGCCAAATTCCACATAATAAGCGTAGTCCGTTGTGGGGCCTACCTCAGCGGTCAAGCCGCTGTCTGTAAGCGTTGTGTTAATGGAGCTTGCGGTGTCCCCCGTGGAGTATCCCTTCACGAACGCCGATTCTGTATTTTTTTTCATGCGCGCGTTCATTTGATCCCCATTTTTCTGGACCACCCGCTTTACAGCGTCCAGGCTGACCCGTTCGCGCAGGCCCTTTTTCAGCTCCACAAGGCCCTCGAACTTAATATCATGATGTGCCATCACGGTACCTCCGATAATACAAAGGATTCCTTGACGCGGAATCTGCGGCGGCTGTCTACCCGATAGACTTTATTCCCAATCCGCACCCCGTCAAAGACCCCTTCATAATGACTTTGAATGTGGATGGTGACACTGTTTTGCCGCAGTTCCCCGTAGAGCAGGCGCAGCGTCTCGCGCTGAGTTGGGAGGACACTGGCCCACACCTTCGTCTCGGTCGCGCCATCGGGCCCGTAGTCCCCTGTTGATGGATCATATGCCCCCGTGGTGATACGCTGGAAATAGACAGGCGTGTCATATCTCACTGAAACGTCACCTTCCCCCATTTCGATTCGCTGACAGAGTCAAGATAGGCGTCAATGTCCGACTGAAACCGGAGGAAATCGTCATCTGAGAAGGAGATGCTTTCCCCCTCGACAGAGTGAGCGCTCATCCCCTCAGAGCCAATGCGGTTGAATCGGATGACAGACAGCTCATACACAATATACTCCAGCTCCGGAGGAACCTCTTCCACGCCGCCGAGCAGCACGCGCAGCCGGTCCTCTGTAAATCCGACAATGGTAGAAAGCAAGCTGTCTCTGCCATCTCCCTCTATACCGAGCAGGCTTTTAATTTCGTCGTACATCCGGCGTCACCTTATTATCATTCTTTGGCAGTTACCACAGCGATACCGCCCTTTTTGGCCAGATAGTTGGCGTCGCACTCCACGATCACGATCTCTTTGCCAGTGGAAGCGGCGATGTCGCTGGTACCGTCCCAGACGCTCCAAGACTTCACGCTGGCATCCACGGCGGGCAGCACGGCGTTGTCACTGACCTTGTACTTGTAGCTGTTGCCGCTGGTCAGGGCGGGACTGACGGTGATCTTGGTATCGCCGGAAGCAGTGCCAGCAACGCTGGTGACGGTCAGGTTATCCAGGCCGTAGTCACCGCCGACGGTCACCTTGACCACGGCTTTCTTGTTGTCGGGCAGGATGTATTCGCCAGCCTTGCCCGCGCCCTGGAGGGCTACGCCGTCAAAGTCCTCGGACTCCACCGTGCGGGTAGTGTTGATGCCGGTGAACGCCTTGCCGATGCCGGTGATGTAGGCGTAGGCCACCTCGTGCTCCTGGAACAGGCTCTCCGGGACCTCCTCAATGGCGAAACCCTTGAACATGACCGCCTGGTTTCGGTCCATATTCACCGTGGAGCCTTTAGAGGAGGTAGTCAGGCCGGAGTCAATAATCGCGTTGTACAAGTCCGGCGTCACCTTCGCCACCTTGGTGCCCACGGCGCCCACGTTGGTGAAGTAGGCGGACAGCTGGTTGAACACAGAGGCCACGTCCAGGGAGCCCACGTCCGCTCCGGCGCTGATGATCTTGCCCGCTGCGCCGGAGATAAACGCCCCGTGGTGGGCGTTAAACTGGGCGGTCTTGGCCCGGGCCTGGAGCTCCAGCCGGTCCGCGATGGCCACATCGAAATCGTTGTTGACGGTCCACCGGTCAATCCCCTCGTGGAACAGCCACTGCCAGGAGTAGTCCACCGGCTTGTTCACATAGACGATCTCCGTCCGCTTGCCGAACCGGCTGGTCGCGCCGGTGCCGGTCCCAAAGGCCACATTCGCACCGGTGTCGTAGGCGGTACCCACGGCCACAGGGATGTCGGAGGTCTTTACGTAAAAAGCGTGTTCGTTCTCCTGCACCCCGTCCATGGCCTCCAGTCCGCCGCCGAAGAAGTCCCCAAAGTAGGACTGGGCGCCGAACACGGCCTGGAGCAGCTCCTTAAATTCCAGCTGGTAATCCCGGGCGGACAGGTCGTTGTTGTTGCCGTCCGCAAACAGCTGAAGGTCAAATTTCTTCATCTTTTTTCACTCCGTTCTCGCAGCCTAGCTGCGCTTGAATTTGTCAATTCGCTTTTGAATCTCACTGCGCGGTTCTCCGCCTCCGGCGTATGCCTTTGGGACCCGGCCCGCGGCCCGCTTCTCCTCCTGGAGCTTGCGGTCATCCTGGATGATGCCGGTCAGCTTGACGATATTCGCCCGGGTGCTCTCTGCGTCATCCCCCACCACAAAGTCCAGCATGTCCTGGGTCGCTAAGATCTGGTGATCCTCTTTCAGGATACGGGCGGCGGATTTGGACAGCTCCGTCCGAAGGGCCGCTTTCTTGTACTCCTCGATCTTCGCCTCCAGGTCCGTAATGCGCTGGTCCTTCTTCTTCGCCTCGTACTGCCGCCTCTGCTCGCCGTTCATCTTGGCCAGCTTCGCGGCCTCCTCCTGGGCGTCTGCCACCGCCTGCTCCTTCTCCGCCTGCCATTTGGCAAACTTCCGATTGATGATCGCATCCACATCGGCGTCTGTGTACTTCTTCGCGGCCTCCGGCTCCTGCTCCGGCTGAGCTTCCTCCGGCGGCATCTGTTCCGCCTCAGGGGCGGGGTCCGTAGAAGCAGCGGGCGCCTCCGCAAATAGATTCAAGTCAAATTGATGTCGCATAGCTGTAACCTCCAAATAGTTTTTTGCCATAATTCATTGGGCATAAATCCCCTGTTTTTTCGCCGTCAGGGCTTCGGCGCGCCGTCCCCGGCGTAGTCAAAAGATTCGGACGCACTCCGGATAGCTCCCAGCGATCCCCCGTGCGCCCAAAAGAAAGGAATCCAAAAGCAGCGTCAGCTCCCTTGTGGATTCCCCCCATAGGACAACCGCCCTCCCGGGCGATAGTTCACAATGTAGTTTTGTGTCCGTCAGCTCCTCCGCCGACGCTACGAACGTCTGCACCAGCGCCGATACCGATGCACACACAATATCCCACCCCGGCGGCCCGTGCCCGGCGTGGCCAACGGCAGAAAAACCGTGCTCACAAGTTCTGATCTCAATCATTCGACGCCCCTTTGTATTCGCATCGGCCATTATGCCATGCGCCGCACTCAGACCGCTTGCATTCCATCATGTCAAAGCTGACAACCTCAGCCGTCCGGGAATCCTCTTCGTCCGGACCGTCAGTGCATTTCTGCCGCGTCGTCACCGTCTTACGCTTCCCGATCGTATACGGGCAAACCATTCAGCACCACCTCCTCAAAAATGGATATGAAAAAAGCACGGTGCAAAGCAACGTACTTAAATCAACGATTCTATTTGTCCTACATCACAGCAGTTATGCCGCCAGTCTCTTACTGTGGTTCTGCTCGATGAACGATTTGACTGCGGCATACTCCCAGCCGCAGTCCACCAGGCCGCTCACCAGGCATTCCATCGACTGAATCGCCGACAGTTCTTCTACAGTGAAGCAGTCACGCAGCTCACCTTTTGCGCCAACGCCATATTTTTCTCGCAATTGCTTCGCGTTCATGCCAAACAGCACCTTGTAAATACAGTTTGTATAGACGTTAGGCATATCAAACCCTAACATTGTAAGCAAGAAATTCTGCAATTCTACATTTTCCCATGCAATTTGTTTCGTTTCCTCTTTTGTTTTCTTTAGCCATTCAGAGAAAGTGAGCGTTTGTCCGTCCTCTGTTCGCATCAAAAGTTCAGCTTTTGTCTCACCGCCTTTTGCAGATGGCAGTTGTGTTTTGCCTAATGTTGCAACCGCTTTTTTTACTTCTCCTAAAACTTCTGATTTATCCTCAATTTTAAACCATTCTCCCCCAACGCCAAATCCGGAAAAGGTTTTGTGGAGATACCCCTCAACACAGTATGCATTAGACAGCTTCTGACTTTCATAAATCAAAGAGATGTCGCAGTTCCCAATTGATAAGCTTTTCAGTCTTTTCCTTGGATTATCTGATACACCAACTTTAAAGTGTCCGTTTGATTCCATCACATAAACAGATTTCATATATACAAATCAATCCTTTCACGTCGAATTTGTGCATAAAAATAGCACGGTGCTTTCGCACAGTGCTTCAATCAGCTGATTATTTGGATTGGGTATAAGAAAACCGCCTTGCCGCAGCTTGGTGGCTTGAACTTGGGCTGTTTTAATTTTAAAATCCAGGAACAATATCCTTGAGGTCCTTCAGGGCCTCTCTCACTTTTTTCATCATCGAATTATCTTCCAGATATTCGGCGCCTTCCAGCGTAATGTTTACATCATCGTAGCTGGCCGCACGCCCCGTGCCTTTTGTCATGTGATACATGACGCCCTTCACATATCCCTTTTCCTGCATCTCGATCATGATATCGAGCCAATAAGAATAGGGAATGCAAAACCTTTCCCAGCCAATATCGCTCTTGTTAACCCTAACGCCCTGTTTTTTACACGCATACAGCTCTTGCAGAATGCAATAAATAATTTTGAACATATCGTCTTTCGCCATGTTTACAACTCCTTTTCAAGCAGGACAAAACCACGGTGCGGGTGCATCGTGCTACATCATCTGTCTATTGGGTTTTATCTGCGGTTCTTTTCTGCTCTTTCTTTATCATCTTGTTCAAGCAGTTGCCGAGCAAGCGTAGCCCCCACTCTGTCGAAATCATATTCACCATCAAGTGTATTGAAAACCGGGTCGTCATCCGGATAAGGCTCCGTGGTTTTCAACATATTTTCATACGCGATTCGCTCTTCTTTCGATAAATTCAACGCCATAACTTTGCGCCTCCTTCAAAAATTTTCTGATCTCTGCAACATACCCATCCGCATCCCCGGCACTCACAAACTGCTTTAGCGCAGACCGTGCATACACTAAGCGACGCCTCATTTCAAATCCATCAAACAAATTGGTTTTCCGTATAACATAAACTCGGCCATCGTTACCTACCGCTGTCATAGCATTTAGCTCCGATCGACTCAAAAATGAGAGAAGATCGCTTTCGCTAAATATTTCGCAGGAAGGGTGGTTGTGAATAACGATATGCTCTTTCTTGCAGGACGGAATATCAATGTGTCCGTCTGTTCCTACAACTTTCTGTATGGGCACCATGCCCAGATCGCACACAACGCCAACTTCTGTGCCAACATCATACTCACTTACCGATCGAAGCAACTCTTTGTGCGCTGCTTGTAATTTTTCTGCCGCTTCATCCGTCCAGTCAGCCGGTTTTACCAGGGGGACTGCTCCTATCGATTCACCTGTAACTCGAGTCCTCTTAAGATTACTGTCGTTCAGTATAACAAACCCACCGGAATTTGCAACCGCCGTGCCATTCGCCGTGTCCCGCTCATGCATCCTCCGGTTCTCTTCCTCCAGCCAACGCTGAAACTTCTCCTCGTCCCAGTAGGGCGCGGTAGCACAATGGCACCGCGGATGCATCGGCGGTGCGTTCTCCCCGGGCTTCATATCAGAGACTTTAAAATGCTTGCCGTCAAGCTTCCGGCATTCGTTGCAGATCACGCTGTTAACTTCCGGATTGAGCGCCAGAAACTGGTATTCCTCATTTCCGTTGGTCTGATAGGATAGCTTTGCCGCCCCAGTCTGCACCCGGCGCAGCTCCGTAACCATCAACCGCTCAGCGTCTGTCCTCGATACGTCAAAGCGCTTTCTGATATTCCGGGCCAGATCCCTGGAGCCTTTGCCCTGAATCAACCCGATCTGCAACTGTTTCGCCAATTCGCCTTTCAGAATGTCCTGGTACATCCAAATGCGGTCGGAGAAAGTGGCGTTGTGGAAAGAGGCGTTGACAATGGCATGGGCCATAGCTGCATTGTTCTGAACGCTCTCCCCCAGGATACCCGCCTGCCGCCGAAATTCGGACAGTGTCCGGTCGGTTAGCTTCTCGGCAAAGAATTTCTGCATTTCATCAAAGCCGCCCACCAGCTCAAGACCGATGTTCGCTTTCAGCAGCTCCAGCCGGTTGACCTTCATAACCAGATTGTACAGCCTCATCTCGTCGTTGGCCTGCTTGCTGAAATTCTTCTCCCGGACGTACTTCTTTGCTTTTCGCTCATAGGCCTCTATGTCCAGCTTGTCCGCCCGGCGCTTTGCGGCGGCCAGAGTAATCCCCTCCTTCGCCGCGTACCGGGCGTAAAAGGCGTCAATCTCCTTCTGAACGCTGTCCATCATATCCTCATAAATGCGCCGCAGCTCCTTAGCGTATTCCGCCTCGTCTCGGATGTTCTTCTCCCGCTGGGCGGCCTCCCGGCGGCGCCAGTATTCCGAACTGGTCATTCAGCGCCCTCTGTCGAAAACATCCGGCGATCCACCGCCGATTCCGCCCCGGCGGCTTCCTCCTTCTCCATGCGCTCCAGCTCCACCGCCGGATCGGGCACGTAGGACAGCAGTTCTAATTGCGTCCGCTTGGACACCAACCCCTCCGCCTGAGCCGCCACGGCGGTTTCCTCCTGGATGTTCCGGGGCAGGTTCCGGGCCATCTTAAACTCCATATCCCGCCACGCGTCCGGGTTCGCCACGTTGGTAGACAGGGAGCAGAACAGCTTGTACCGCTTGCGCAAGGACTTCTCTATTTTCCGGTCAAAGGTCAGGGCCAGATTGCTCATGGCCTGGAGCTTGTACGCCAGCGCCACCCCAGAGGCCGCGCTCCCGAAGGTCTCGTCGGAAATGTTGGCCACCATTGACGTCTGGTAGATCAGCCGCTCCAGCCGAGTCAGCAGGTTCTCCTGGGTGGCGTCTGCCGTAGGCTTTGTCAGGAACTGGACAATCACGTCCTTGGCGTCATCGGTGCCATACAGATTGATCAGCCGCCGGTCCCGAATGCGCCGAACCCCATCCTCTTCCAGCTCCGCGCCCAGAACGGCCAGATACGCCTCAGCGAAGGCGTCCACGTCGTTGGCCTTTTCACCGATGGCGTGGTTGTAGGATTCAATCAGCCCTGCCACCGGCTCGTACAGCCCCATGCGCTCGTCGTTCAGCCGCCATTCCACGCAGGGAATCCTCCCGTAGGGGTTCTCCACCGCCTGCGCCGGGACCTTCCGTCCGCCGTCAAAGGGCTCAATGGCGGCGGGCGTCAGAATTTCGCCGTATATCTCACCGGGTCGGTCCGAGTCGGCGGAGTGGAAATCGTACCGCACCGCGAACAGCGCGTGCCCCTCCACCGTATCGTCATACACCGCGAACAGTCTGGACGGGGCCACCGCCGCCACCTTGGTCCTACTCTCCCCGTTCTGGTAGAGGTACTCCCAGGCGTGGCCGTAGACGCAGCACTTCTTGACCATCTCCACCTCGTGGTCTGTGATCTCATTGTCCCGGCAGAACTCCGCCACCGCCTCATTCACCGCATCATCGGGGCTGGTCTCCCGAATAGGCACGCCGTAGCCGTAGCCAGTAAAGGTGTCCGTGATATACCGGGGAAAATTCACAGCCAACCGGTTGTCCGGCTTCCAGTGCTCCTTCTCCGGCTGCTTAAACACGTCGTGAAAGCCCTTGTACAAATTCTCTAAGTAAACGTAGCGGGGCATCCGGCTGGCGTGCCTCCGAATGTACTCCTCCGCCAGCTCCACGGACACGCCGTCAGCGACCTCCCCCAGGTCGCAGGTCAGCGGCTCCGGCAGTTGATACGGGCGCTTCGTTTTGTGCATTTCAGATTCCTCCCTGGAAGGTTTTCAGCTTGATCTTTTTGCCGGAAGCCACCGTGTTCACGAAATACCGGACCGCGTCCATGCAATGATCGTTTGCTTTCACCGGCTTGTCCTCACCCCGTGCCGCCGCCTTTTCGTCCCAGACGTAAGACTGGAACTCCTCCAGCGTGTGCCGGCACCCGGCAGAAAACAGCAGCTCCCGGGCGTTCAGCTTTGCCGCCACCAGCCTGATGCCGTCCGCGACGTCATTTTTCGCCTTCTGTACTCGAAACCCCGCCTGCCGCAATTCTGCGATAAAGGACGCCGCCGCCGGGTCCACGATGACACAGCGCGGCTCAATGCCGTCCAGCCAGCGCCGCAGGTCTGCCGTGAACTCCTTATCTGTCTTCTGGCGCTTCTGCTCCCGTCCGGAGTAGTAATATTCTCTCGCGCACACCCAGCGCTCTGCGCCTCGCTCCCGCTGCCAGAGCAGGAACACGGTCGCATTCTGTGTGCCGTAGTCGGAGCTGACGTACTGATCTCCGGCCAGCTCCGGCAGTTTAGCAGCGGTATGCTTCTTTTCATCGAAGCAGTCGTAAATCCGACCCTCCGCCGCCACCCACAGCCCGCGGATATAGCGGTCATAAAACACGCCGGTGTACATCCGTTCCGCGTCTGCGATTGCCTCCCGCGTCATGATCGGATTATCCTCCATGCGAAAATGCAGGTGCAGCGCATTTTTCTCCTCGGGTTGACACACCCACTCTTTATAGAACCAGTGCCCCGGGGATTCCGGGTTGCAGTTGAACCACAGCTTGGATTCCGGAATGCTCAAGGTTCTGGCAATGCCCTGATCCACGAAGGATTTTGGCATGAGCGCCACCTCATCGAAAAGCACCCCGGCAAGGGTGATGCCCTGGATCAGGGAGTAGCTGCTCTCGTCCTTGCCGCCAAATACATAAAAGCGATTCTCATGTCCGTTTCCTTTGACAACCAGCACATGATCGCTCTTCCGATAGGCCAGCTTAAAAAATGCCCGCAGGTCGTCGCTGTCCTGGGCTGGCAGAATGATATTTCGTTCTGCGCTGGCCACCGTCTTGCCGCAGATGCCGAAGTTCTGGCCATCAAAGTAGCGCTGTGCCCACAGGAGAAAGGCGGTCACCATGCACACCGTTTTCCCTGAACGTACCGCCCCGTCGCAGACAATAGCCTTGAATTGGTTCCGGGTGTCCTCCATAAAGGCCCACTTCATGAGGCATTTTTGCTTTTTAGATAGTTTCGTGATCCTCATCTGGTTCCTCCAGCGCGTCATACAGACTGGACAACGCTTCCTGATCGCCGGTGCTGTTCACTTCGAGCTGCTTGTCCCGCCATTTATCAGGCCGCCTGTTCTTCAGCCAGAATATCTGTGCTGTTGTATCCGGTATGACCTGCTTGATCGTTTGCGTAACCCTTTTCCCGTTCGGCCCCATTTCAACTTTGTCCTCGACATACTCGTAACCAAGCGCCCGCTTCAGCAATGCATTTTCAACCTGTATATCCACAACCTCTTTGCCCTTTTTTAGGGCCTCGGAAATCTCCGGATACTTTTTCTTCCACTCATACAAGGTCCCGGCATTGCACCCGCAATTTTTCGCTATCTGCTCGTCTGTCAGCCCATCTCGGGCCCAGCCCTCCAGTAGGGTGAGCCCATCCGGCTCCAACCACCGTTGATACTTACCTTTTGCCACAATGAACTCACCTCCATTTGGCTATAAAAATAGCGCACCCCGCAAAATAATTGCAGTTTGCACCAACTTTTTTCTTGTTTTCTATTGACAAACACGTGTATACGTATTACAATATCATTGTAAGGAGGACAACGAATGAGAGATAAAGACCTGCTAAAACTTATGAAGAAAAACGGTTGGACGGTGGTTCGAATCCAAGGCAGCCACCACATACTACAAAAAGGAAGTCAAATCGAAACACTTCCCATTCACGGGAAAGATGTACCGACTGGCTTGTTAAACGCAATCCTAAAGAGGACGGGGCTGAAATAGCCCCTCCCCTTTGGCATACAAGGAGGATTACCATGACTGTTATCTATCCCGCAATTTTTCATCGAGAAGGCGATGCATACTGGGTAGAGTTTCCCGACCTGGAAGGTTGCAATACGTTCGGAGATTCCATTTCTGCTACGCTTGAAAGCGCCAGAGAAGCGCTGTCCGGTTATTGTGCCGTTTTATTGGAGCAAGGAAAAACTCTTCCAACGCCTTCCGACATCACTACCATCCAAGTTCCGGCAAACTCCTTCGCTTCTCTTGTTGATACAAAGCCCGCTGATTACAGAAAAGCCGTAAAAAAGACGCTGACTATTCCAGCGTGGCTTAACACCGTTGCAGAAGAAGCACACGCACCATACTCCAAAATTCTTCAAGACGCCTTGGAGCGCTATCTTGGTATCGCAGAATAACCTCATTCGTTTTTTGCGCCGATCTATATGGTCGGCGCTTTTATTTTGCTTGATATAAAAATGACCCGGCGCGTCGGCGTCAGATCATTCCAGTTCATAATAAGCCCCGCGGATTTACTGCAACTCTGATCGTGAGCCCGTTTTATACCGCGGGGCAAGTTAAGCCCGCTGATTGTCCTGCGCCTGTGCAGCGCCATATACTTTGGCAGCACAGCAGTCAGCGGTCCCGCACTTAACGGCGGCGGGCCTCCGCTTTGCGCCCGTCTCCGGGCCGTTCTTGGTACCAATGATCAAAACTAAAGTAACGTCAGCAACGTCACTTTTACAAAAGCACAGCTTTTTGGTGCCTGGTGCCTGTGGCCGGACTCGAACCGGCGACATACTTCCTGGCGCAGCGCTCTACCGACTGAGCTACACAAGCATACTGGGCAACCAGAATTGCACTGGCGGTGCTGCAACACTGCCCCTTTTACGCCCGGGGCATATAGGAAAGGGAGGAAACGTCAAGAGAGAAAACGCCTCTCGGTGCCGATGGCAGGACTTGCACCTGCGCCACAAAGCACGCCCTGATGCGTTGACTGGACGAATCATTCTGTGCCTTGCGTATCGTCAATGTGCCACGGAGACGACACCCCGCCGCTCTGCTTCTGAGCTACACCGGCATATCTGCGGGAGACCGGCAAGCCAGTCCCCCGCCTGTAGAGGAGGTGCACAATGGAAGAATTACGTATCCCCGCTGCCTTTGGCATGATACCATTTTAGCACGGATTTACCCCGAAAAAGTAACATGTTTTTTAAAATTTCAAAAAACTCACCATTTTCTCATGGTACCGCAACACGTTCCTCCGGTCAATACCGATTTTTCACCTCTGACCTCGGAATCTTGCCCAGATAAAACGCTACAAGACGGATAAACTCCGCATTGTATCGCTTCGCCTGCTGCTCCGAATATCCGATCTCCATCGCCGCGCTGTAAAGCCTGTGAGACTTTCTCCAGTACACCAGGTCAATGATCGCAAGCCTTGCCTCCCCGGTTGGCTTTCTGGCCGTTTCGCGTATGGCGGCATCCACAGCCTCAATTTCCGCCGTTTCTCTCCGGGATAGTCTCTTTACTGCCAACGACTCCAACGCCCGTCCTGTGCCGCCCTGTGGCGTCAGGGGGCCGTATTGAGCTGTCGCAGCCGCCGGAAGCTGATCCCGCATTGCCTCTTTCAGCTCCGGGTACTGCTCGATCAGCCTCTTGACGTCGCCCCACCACGGATAGTCCCGCCTACTCATCCTCCACCTCCACACGCATCACGCGGCAGCCCTTCAGCGGGCCGGACTGAAAGACGCCCCCGATCTTGATGTTCCGAAACAGGTTTGAATAATCTGTTTCAGCGACCTTCGCCAGTTCCAACGCGGTATCCGACACAAAAACCGGCAGTTCGTACCGGTCCGCCGTCACCGCCATGTAGAGCTTCTTCACCAATTCCAAGGTCGCTCAAACCTCTCCTCACTGATCCGCTCCTTCGGCGGGACCAGCGGCTCTCCCGGTTTGCGTCGATTCGGCGGCGCGTTCAGCTGCATATTTCTACGATGCACCACAGTGTTGTACGTCACACCAAGCCTCTTTGCTATCTCGCCGTCGCTGTATCCGGCGTTGTACAGGAGGCAAAATTCTTCCGTTGAAAAGTTCGGCGCCTTCCGGTTCCGCCGTTGGCGTGGCTGCGCTGCTTCCGGCGGGCTGACAACCGCGCCTCTGATCTCCGGTCTTCCCGCCGCATCCCACTGCTGCGCCCGCCATTGGCCATAGGTCAGCCCCGCTTCTCTCGCTGCGGCGGCGTCACGGTCCAGCTGCGTCTTTTTACGCCGTCTCATTTCGTCCTCCGTTTCCCGATCGGCTTTGGCGGAACGACCATCGGATAACGCTCCGCGAATGGGATCAGCTCATCTCCAAAGATATAGGCAAGCCGCCTGTCCAGCGTTGCGATCAAATAGTCTCTTTCAGGGCCGTTGTTGCAAACCCCATAGACCTCCTGCGACTGTTTGTTCCAAGCATCCAGAATCTTTGCAATCCGCTGTTTACCCATGACGTCACTCCCCATGACCTCCGGATCGTTCAGAACGATTGCCAGCGCATCCGCATCACACTGGCGCGTGATTTCCTTTGCTGCATTGATCTCCATATTCCGGACACGGATGAAATCTTTATTCATCGCAAATCCTCCCAATCTCAACCTCAGCACGCGGGTTGGCTTTGTCATACCGCACTGCGCTCCCATCGTGTCCGGCCACAATGTTCGCGTTGTCATCCTCCAATATTTTCGCCTTGACCAGAATGTCCATCGTTGCCTCCAGCAGGTTTACCAGGTCTACCCGTCTCCTGGTCGGCATGTAGTACACACAGCCAACATTTACCGGATCTCTGATCGGCTCACTCGGTCGTTTGGTCGACATCTGGTACAACGCCGCATCCTCGTATATTTTATACTGCTTACTTGGGATGATCTTCGGATGGCCTCCGATCAACACAATCCGCTGGCTGTTTTTTTTCGTGATCGGACATCCTTGAATTACCAATCGCATTTCACTACCTTCCTTCTGTAAGCTCTGCCTCAAGGCATTCCTCCGGCACATCAGTGTATGGGCGGTTCAGACAATCGCAATTGCAGACTACCACGCCATCACCCCTTTTTCGCCGTGTTCAGCTGTTCCAGCAGCTTCCGCTTTCGTTCCTGTTCCTCCGGTTCAGAAAGGGCTCGCTGGGCATCCGGTGGGGCAAACAGCTTTGCCGCGGCTTCCCGTATGTAACCAGGCGTTTTCTCATAACGCTCATGCGCCGTTTTCTTCGCACGGAACGAGCGCATGAAATTCGATGCGACCACCGTGTTGACCGCGCTGGCATCCGTCGTTGCCCACTCTCGAAGCTGGTTCGGGCTCCCTACGCACGCCTGCACCAGGCCAGGAAGCTTGTCCCACTCATCGCGGTAGCCGTACATGCCGTTTGATAGTGCGCGCTGCACAAGCACCCAAGCCTCCTGTTCTGTCATGTCCTCCCCGCGGTCGGCCAGATTATTTGCAACGTCAATCAGCTGCCCAGGAGACGGCGGGAACCCCTTTGCATCGTTAGCAGCGAACGCCACCAGCGCCGCCTCCATCTGCCGGTAGCTCCAGTCTCTAAGCACCAGCGCCCAGCTCTTAGCCTGAGCCACAGGGCTTGTGGCTTTTTTTGCGTTCGGGTAGAGCTGATCCAGCACCGCCAGCAGCTTTGCCGCCTCACCAGGGTTCAAAATCGCCACCTCCCGTTTCGCTTCCCGACGCAATCAGCTCCTGAAGCTCCCGGGAGTATCGCTCGTTCTCAGTCTCCCGCTTGGCACAGAACTGCCGCTCACGTCCTTCCCAGCCGCGCACAGCCGCTTTCCAGTCTCGCATCTTGTTCTTTCCGACCATCCAGCCGTTGGACTCGTAGTGGTCAAAGATGCGATCCGGGTCCAAGTTGTTCCCGCGCTCTGCGCAATAGGCCGCGATTTCCTCGCGCGCGGGCGGGCTGAAGCGGCAAAGCCGCTTCTCTCCACCGTTAGGTGGATTGTCTTTGTCTTTGGGTTTGGTTTTGGTTTGGCTTTTTTGGGTTTCAGAAAAACCGACCGCTTTTTTTGAAGTCGTTTGCTTTTTTGGTCTGCCGCCGGTTTTCCCGTTTTCTGCGTTTATGCGGCACCTCTCTGCATATGCCTTTTTCGACTGATCTATATCATACGCTATGAAATCGAACGCAACTGACTCCCGTCCCGTAAGTTCTTGCGTCTCGCCGGTCTCGCTGTATTCCAGCAGAGACCGGAAGAGCCGCCCTACCTCTTGATCTGAGAGCTTCGCTATTTTCATTCGATAGCTGTGATAGCAGCAAAAATACTCGATAGCCATACGCCGCCTCAAAACATTCCAGTGCTGCCAAATCCGTCGCTTCCGCGCTCGGAGTCGCCCAAACTTGAAACGATCTCAATTTCTTCTGTTACAACAGGTACGACAACCAGCTGTGTAATCTTCTGTCCGGCGTCTATGAATGCGGGCCGGTACCGGTTCCCGTTGTGCAGCTTCGCCACGATACTGCCGGTATAACCGCTGTCAATCACGCCGTCCACCGTGTGGATGTTCTCCTTCGTGGACAGCCCGGATTTGCTCTTCAGGATTCCGCAGTAACCAGCCGGAATCCCAACATGTACCCCCGTGTCAATCACGCAGTACCCGCCTGGAGGAATGGATACCGCATAGGGAGAGCGCAGGTCCAGACCAGCATCCGCCTCATGTCCGCGCACCGGCGGGAACGCGCGTTCATCCAACATGATCTTCATCTATACACCTCCCTCAGAACGGCAGTTCGCCGTCATCATCCTCTAGCTCACCCATATCAGGAGGTGCGGCTGGCGGCCCGTCGTATGCCGCGTTGGCTCCAGGCTCACTGTCCCGCTTGCTGTCTCCGAAATATACGTTGCTCGCAACCACTTCGGCGGCAATTCGCTTGTTTCCGTCCTTATCGGTGTAGTCACGCATCTGTAGGCGGCCCTCCACCAGCGCCATGCGGCCCTTGCTAAAGTAGCGGGAGACGAAATCAGCGGTTCCGCGCCATGCGACAATGTTAATGAAGTCGGCACCACGTTCGCCGGTACTCTGGTTCTTAAAGTCGTGCTCTACCGCCAACCGGAAGGATGCAACAGACGTCCCCTGCTGTGTGTGTCTCAGGTCGGGGTCGGCCACCAGTCGGCCCTGTAAGAACACTTTGTTCAACATGTTATTTCCTCGCTTTCAGTCCGTAAATTTTACATAGGGTTTTGTCTAGATTTATGCCGCCGTCGATATGGTATAGCTTAAAGAATTCTGCGTCCGGCATTCCGTGAGCCTGGGTGTGGTGCTCCCGGCAGAGCGGAAGCGCCTCCATCCCTTCATGAATCACGTCCGTCCGATCACGGCCCATGCCAATTCTGTCTACGTGGTGCAGGTCTGCGCCCTTGCCACATATGCAACATTTCTTGTTAATCAGGCAAGAATAGATATAGTCGCTGATATCGTCTACGTAGCTCAGTAGTGACTTCTTAGACGGTATGTCATGGGACACCATGAACCTTGCCAGCCAGCGCTGGAACGCCGCCACAACGGACACAGGAGCGTTAGAAAGTGAGAATAGCCTGTCGGTGGTCTGCCATAGCTCAGACGTCCAGAACTCCACCTTTAGCAGTTCTTTCGCTTCGCTCCTGGACTCTCCCATCCAGTCAGCGATTTCTCCGATCATGGCATAGCATCCGCGCCGTTGCTTGTCCGACAGGGGCCGGGAGTCTATGAGCTCTACATAAACATCCCGGTACCCACGCCGCGTCAGAGTGTTCCAGTCGTCGTAGTGAGCGACTATTGTAACATCTCCATTCTCTTTGACGTCAACTATCCTGCCTTTTACTGTTTCAATCGGCGTTCTCATTTTTTCGCCTGTTCGCGCTCTTTTTTGACAGCGAAAAGCGCTTGCTGACAGGCTGCGCAGTAGGTTCCGCCGTTGAACGCTTTCCGGCTATATGCTGCCAGTTGCTCCGGCGTGATCTGATCCCCGTTCTTTCCGACAGTTGCCGTGATCGGCTTTCCGCATCGGTTGCAGATAAATACGTCAGGGTCTGACAACTCCGTTTTTCCGTACCCGTATAAAAACACTTCCGCTCCGGTTTTTGCGTTCACGATCTTAAGGTACGAAATCTCGCGATTGTCGTTGTATTCGATTTCTGAAACCATGAAGCGGTCAAAGCACACCGGCTTTCCACCTTTGTCCTGAATTGTGCACTTTCCGGCAGGAATCCAGATAAACGGCGATGTATATAGTTCTCTGCCAATGCCCCAGTTAACACAGGCGCGCTTAAAACTATCTGACGCTAGACCTTTCGCGGCCTCTGTGTTTGACTCTGTTCCCGTGTCCTCCTTGTGCACCCAAGCGGCTTTTTCGGCGTCCCAGATGGACACAGTGCAGTTTGCGTTATCTCTGCTGTGATCCCTCATCCAATTCATCGGGCCGACAGTCTCGTCTAAAATGGACTGGTCGCACCGGGCGTCCTTGTACAGGAGCAAGCTAACACCGTTCTGCCTCACCATCTGCACCCTGCAATCAATTTCGTACGCTTTCAGCGCTCTAAACATGTTCATTCTGCCGTGTCCCTCCATACGCATTCAGTGCAGCACACCTCATCCCCGACGTGGAAGTAGTCTTCCCCTTCGTAAATCTCCCCGCCGCAGACAGAGCACTCCATTACTGGAACTTGAGCCTGACGGTCTCCGTGCAATTCCGGGAAAATGTATCTATTATTGATCCGCCCCATCACTGCACCTCGTATCAGGACAATCAGCCAATGCCTTTTCTACCCTATAACGGTTAAACATGTAGTCGAGAGATTCCACATATTCCTTCCTTGTGCTAATAGAATCGCTATTTTTCAATGCGCACACGATGTTTTCGATAATTCTAACATTTCGTGCATAATCGTTTTCCACTTGCATTCACCTCTCTGCTTCGTTATAATGATAATGCTTTATTTTTACTTTGCCGCTGATCGTGGATTGCCGTCCCGTCAGCGGCGTTTTTATTTGGCCGGTACTGCTCCAGCTCAGGCAGCACAGCACACAGCTTGTCCCACGGTGCTGGCAAGCATCCGCTCTCCCACTGTGAGATCGCCGGTTGTGTGACGCCGCACAGTGTCGCCAAGTCTCTCTGCGTCATTCTTCGTGCGCGGCGGACATCTGCAATCGCCTTCTGCTTAGCGGCTATCTCCTCCCGGTTGGCTTCTCTGTACGCCCTCCGCTTAGCGGCTATCTCCTCCCGGTTGGCTTCGTAGTACGCCTTCTGCTTAGCGGATGCCTTTTTCTGCCGCTCTGTTTTTGGGCGAATAATCTCCCGGTCCAGCCAATCCAGCTCACGATAGTCATCCAGAGACAACGGCGCCTCCAAGCATTCCTCCGGCGCATCCGGGTAGGGGCAGTTCAGACAATCGCGGTTGCACTCAACCATAGTTCTAGCCTCCCCTCGACCTCGCAGCCATCCGCCGCAGCCGTTTATGGTTGCTGCTGTTGATGTAGTTCATAGCGCACTCAGCGTCGGCGTCCCTGATCCGCTTCTCTGCCGCCGCGTCAAACGGTTTCCGGTACTCCGCATACCGTTCGCACAAGCTGTGGCAATTGTCATGGCGGTCGCGGCATTGGCGGCACGGTTCATACCTTGCCATGGTTTGACGGCTGCTTTACTTCATGCACCCGGCCCAGCAGCATCTCCGTCAGGCCGAACAGCATCACGCCGCAGAATACAAACGGCACCCCGAGTGTATCGTGCCCCAGGCAGGCCAGCACCAGCCCGCCGATACTGTTCGCGCCAGCTGCCACCGCGCAGGCCACACCTGCTGCAATCATCAGTTTGTTTTTCATTTCGGTTCCTCCGTTCTAATTTACTTCTTGCTGGTATCGTCTCTCTTGCGCCGCAAAATAGTACGCATCCAGCTCAAAGCCGACGAAATCTATTTCAAATTCGGATGCCGCGATTCGGCTGCTTCCGCTACCAAGGAATGGATCACACACCTTCCATTGTGGCTTCACGTAGTTCCTAAATATCCACCGGTATAACGCAACCGGTTTTTGCGTCGGGTGAATTCTTTTTTCATTTAGCTTTTTGTTACCCTGCGCCTTGGTGCCATCGTCACAACTTCTACCCTGCATCATGCCATTCCACATGAAGCGGAAAATCCGCACACTTTTGAATAAGTTTGTTGCCGCGATTTCAGCATCTGAAAATGAACTTTTCCCATTCACTTTGTCCCATATGATCCGCCCTGTGGCAAACTGTGTGTCGGAGAAGTAATTGGCTCCGAAAATGATATAATACTTCGCAACCCTGAAAATTTCTCTGAAATCCGCTGCTGTTGGGATGCGCCATTCGGATGAAACAGGATATTCCCTGTGCACCCCAATTTTTGATACCTTGCTCCCATAGTACCCGCGCTTTTCTGGTCCGCTGAAATATGGCGGATCGGCGATGATAAGATCGAAATACCTGTCCGGGTATTCTCTCAGCGCGTCTATACAGTTCGCATTGTGTACTACATTCATTCTACGCCCTCCGCACCATCCATACATGCGCCACAGTTTGGACAGTATGGTATCACACATTCCGGGCTATCATGTTCAAAGCTGCACTGGTCGCAACGATAATATCCGTAATCGTCTGGAATCCACTGTCCATGCAATGCCTGGTCAGCGGCAGGAAAGCTGCTCACCAGGTCCAACACGTCAGAGTAATGACAGATACGTCCATCTGGCAGTTTCCCTTCAAAGCGGGTTACATAGCATTTTCCTAACTCCACCCGCAGTGCTTCCGCATCAACAAGTTTCATCATCAGTCTCCTCATACAGCACCGGGCTTCCAACATCCTCTGCCTCTTCCTGATTGCCGTGGTCCCGCTGATAGCGTTCGTATTCCCGCTGGTACTGCGGGTCGTCAATAGTGGGGTCAAAGGTTTCCAGTGCCGCCTGAATTTCTTCATCTGTCACCGGGTCGTTGTGGTACTCCTCCGCATCGGTATCCTCCGGTTCCACGCATTCCGGGCCGTTTTCCATGGGCACATATTCAACTTCTCCGATCGTCTCCGTATAGCCGCAATTCAGACAGCTGCGGGAGTTCCAGATGCGCAGGGTCGTTCCGTCGTCCTCATAGTTCGGCTCGACCTCGCTCCACTCATGGCCGGGGCAGTCCCACGGGAGAATGTCGTACCAGATCGGGCAATCGGGGTCCCGGTTGCGTGCCACCTTCTCCTCGATGGTCAGGCCATCCTCGTCATCCTCCCAGGCGGTCAGATCGGCGGCTTCGCTCTCGTCCGGCTCTGCCCCCTCCGGCTCCTCTGCTGGCTCCACGGCTGCCGGGCCATCCTCCTGTACAATCGGCGTGTTGGGCGCGCATACGCCGTCCGCGTGGGGCGAAATGCTCAACCCACCAGTTGCCCCCGCATCCACGGCCAGCGCCGGTGCGGTCAGGCAGGCCAGCGCGGTCGCTGCTGCCAGAATCTTTTTCAGGTCCATAGTGCTTGTCCTCCTTGTCTAGTAGATACGTGCTTAAGCTCCCACGTCGGGTGTTCTTTCTTCGCCTTCGCACATGCGTCCGCAACGTGCCTAGCGCGGTATACCAGCGTTTTCAAACTGCCGTTAGGCATCTTCATGTTGATTGCACACTTCATGCACACACCGCCCTTTTCTCCGCTCTGGCCTTTCTGCGGGCCCGAATGATCTTCTTAGGTTTCTCCTGGCAGATGGGGCAGTAGTACCGCTTCCCCCGCTTCACGCAACGGGAGACGTCGTAGGCCGCGCCACAGGCGTCGCAGATTCTCTTGATTGCCATTTTTGTTTCCTCCTCCTTCACTGTGCAGCGCTCAGCGAGCGCTCCGCATCCGTTTGCCGCTGCCGCCCGGGCTCCAGAAACTCGTCCATCACCTGAACCACACGGGCCAGCTCCTGCAAATTGCGGTACTTGTTCGTAAATGCAGACAGCTCAGCCCTGGCTTGTCCCAGCAGGTACGCCCGCATATCCGGCGACTGCATTGCGATGCGGTACGGGGTGTAATGCCGCCGTTCCGCCGTCGCCTTCACAAACGCCCTGACGGGCTGCTCCGGCATCTCGTCCACGACACAAGCCAGATTCGTGATAAGGTACCGCGCCTGTGACTCCCGGTATTTCTCCGCCGCCACATCGTCGCGCCACTCAAAGGCGTTATGTAACGGCGCGTCCTCTGGTCGATTCAGATCAACCAGGGCAGCAGGCGTCAGCTTCCCGGCCCTGCTCAGTGCCTCGCACTGAGCCCCCGCGTCCTCCGCGCTTGCTTTTACGACTGCGCCGGCCTTCCATTGATAGATCATAGGTGCCACTCCTTCCTGGCGTTTTCCACGCCTGCCAAACCCTGCCAAACCCTGCCGTGCCCTGCCTTACCAAGCCACACCAAGCCATACCTAGCCAGCCATACCATGCCACGCCGCGCCAGCCATACCATGCCCCACCGTTCCATACCACAACTTGCCATGCCGGACCTTGCCAGCCACGCCAGACCTCGCCTCGCCTGACCGTGCCAAACCGTGCCCGGCCCCGCCTGCCGCGTCGCGTCAGTTACTCCACGTGATACATCCCATACTGCCCGTCGCGCTCTGGCCGCCACTCACCGATGCCGACGGCGAACCCGCCCAGGTTCAGCATGTTGACGATCTGCTCCAGTGAGTACTGGCCGTTTTTGTTGTACCGAATCTGCACCATCGCGCTCCACTGGTTGAACTGCATCCTATAGCGCAGGTCAGCCGTGCCCATGCCGATTCTGACGCAATCCTCGCGCATCTCCGGGACCCCGGGAACGACGATCTCCATCATTTGCGGGTCACCGGTTCCGACGCCATCGAGGAAAAACGCGGAGCGCAGGGATGCCTTGTCCTTCGACATGCCGGAACGGTACGCCGCGGAGATGGCCGCCTGCTTTACCGCCGTGATCGGGAAGCCGAACCGCGCGCCCGCCTTGATCGCGTCGTTAAACGCCTGTTCTGATTCCTCTGGGGTGCCGCCATTCGGCTTTTCGGTCAGCCAGTACGCGGAATCAATGAAATCCTGCACAGGGTTTTTTGCGTCATGTGCGCCCTTTTTCGCGACTTTCATTTGTTTCGAAAGCATCAATCTTTTCGCCTTTTCAGACCACGCGTGGACGATCAGTCCAGAGTCTCCCACCAGCCGAACCGTTACGAGCTCCTGCTGTACGGGCAAAATGTTTACTGTCTCCGTTTTTCTCGTTGCTGCCATTTTTGTCTCCTCCATTTTCTAAGTTAGCGTTTTCCTTGCCTGCCATACCGAGCCTCGCCCAGCCTGACCTTGCCATGCCCCGCCGTGCCAAGCCATGCCTGCCATACCGTGCCTAGCCGTGCCTCACCAGGCCATGCCATACCTTGACTTGCCGCACCTTGCCTGCCACGCCTCAGCGCCAGTCGATGGCGTTGTCTTCGGCCCATCGTTTCAGCCGCGCCGGGAAAATGAAGAACTGGTACCGTCCGTCTCTAAGCAGGTCAGGCACTGCGATTGCCGCCGGATAGAACACCCCGGAAATAATCCCGGATTGCAATTTACGGTTATCCCCGGGGATGCCGTGGTCACGGCACCAGTGATAAAACCATTCCAACGTCTCTGCACCGATCCACGGCTCTTTTTCCACGCAAATCACCTCCTCAGATTTGTATGCGCCGCTGAGATTGTCCTATCACGTCTGTTAAAAGGACACGTCACCATCCCTGACGAGAAAGCAAAGTGTAGCCATTGCCACGCCGTTCTCCAGTTTTACGTCGCAGGAAGTGACGCACCTTATTTCGGTGCCATTCACCAACACAGGCTCACCGAAAACACACTTGAGGTTGTTTCCCTTAATTGGCTGCTCCGCTGGAGCATTCACCGATTTACCGTTTCGCTTTTCGAACACGTTTCCGTTTCCTCCCCTCATTTGATTTTCAACAGCCGCTTCCACACATAGAGCGCACACGCCTTCGATTCTTCATCAGTCGGGGGCGTGTAACCTTTGTCGATCATGTACTTGGCAAGCGCGGCACACGCCACCCATCGGACAAGCCATCCAACAGCACAAATAACGGTAGTTGCTCCAAAAACGATTGCTAACATTCTCTCACCTCCTCTCACTGCTCCTGCTGGTCAAGGCCGAGCAGGCGGTCTGTGCTTGTCCTCCCTCCGCGCATATGGTAGAATGTGGGCGAAAGGAGGTGATTTTCGTGAAAGATTTTTCTGCGTTCCTTGCTTCCTTAACGCAAGGAGACATGGACTACATCAATGGGGCAAGCGATACCGCCCCCGTAAAATTCTGTGCGAATGCAGCTGACCCCAATTTCATGACAGAGCTAGCGGCCTTCATTGCGTCGTGCGGATTTTCGATGAGCACCCGCATGCTTGAAAAATATCACGTGTGGCTGATTGAACAGCTTGAGCGAGATGTGCTCCATCCAGACAAATAGGCGCCCTCTCCTGCCGTCCTTGTAGTTCCAGTACAAGGGCGGCAATTTCTTTCGCCGTTCCGGCGATGTTGATTTCCACCGCTTCTTCACCTCC